CAAGAACTTAATGAGTCAGGTGAATCGCTCAAGTAACAGAAGAATGAGTGTCCTTCAGACCACATTTCTGCGGTGAAATCGGCATATTCCTTATCTACGATGTCATGTCCATCGGTAAGCATTGCCATTGTTTCAACTGGGAATGTCAATACATACTTTGTTCTTTCCTCATTGAACCACTTCATAAATTTCTTTTGAAGCCATGATAAAGTCTCCCACTTTGGTGCTGTTCCGTCTGGGAATCTGAATTCTCCAAACACACCATCAAAATAGTTCTTGTCGAAATACCCAACATTCCAGAATACTGTTTGGTAGCCTCTATTACCAGCTGGCATATTCATTGAATGTACTACTTGTTGAAATGCATTTTCAATTACTTGTTCAAGCGTTCTGCCCTTTCTGTTCAATTCAACTTGTTTATCTAATATCGTGAGGTAATCATCACCATAATCTTTGCGGATAAAATAATCCATGTACATGAGGAATTCTGGAGTTGCAACTGCACCCATAAACTGAGAAGATACGGAATACACCAAATTTATAAATTCACCACAATAAGATTTTAAATCTGTTGGTGCAGTAGACTGGCCACCAAGTCCTTTAAGTCCATCGACCAAAAACGGATACATTGTAATTGCCACACAATATGGATAACCAGGCGTTCCACTTTCATCATGCTTATATAACACATGACTTTCAAGGTCTTTGATATACTGGTCAGCTAGTTTCTTAGAAAACAATGCCTTAATTTTATTCTGCATTATATATCTATTTTGCTGAATATTTTTGCCTTTGTGTAGTTCTTGACCTAAAGTTACAACATTCTTGTTTTCAACATTTGCATTAGAATCATATTTTGAACCTGTAGAAGCATTAGAGGCGTTGATGTAATCCCTTATAAAGTCACTATCCCTTTTTAACGCCTTTGTGTTCTCATTTCTTTCTTCGTAATTCTTAATATAGGTTCTTGCTACTTTCTTGTTGACTGACATTAAAGCCTCCTCGACTTGCCTTCTAATCTCTGACGAAGAAATTCTATCATAAATTAGCAGATTTTTAATGAGAGATTCAATTAAACCATCTGGACAAACTTCATTTACTGTTGCATACCCTTCACATATACCCTTCTTCACCTTATTGGGGTTAAACTCCTCAAAGGAGCCATCACTTTTCCTTACTTCCATATAAGCAGAACTGTTTTTTTTTTTATCTATTATTATTTTCGGTTAACCTTTTTTTTGACATCTGATGTGATAATAATTATGTCATAGAATGGAGAAAATTTTATAAAAATTGAAAAAAAATGACCACTAAAATCGTAAGACATTAATAGTCATAATGTTTATACATTTAATTTTTTTTATTTTAAATTTTCTCGTTTTTAACCATCTCAAAAATTTCTTTTTGAGTATTTAGTCGGTTATCTTCTTTCTGTTTTTTTAGTTCAAATAAGGAATCAAGTTCGCTAACGTTTTCAGTACTTATACGACATGTGCCATTGTTGAACTCTACATTATTAAAGACCTTTCCACTCTTTCCTGCGCGGTTCTTTAAGATGGCTATGGTTGCCTTGTTGTTCGCAATGTCATCAACAGTTCTTGCAATGGACATTATGACGTGTGCAATTTGTGCTTTTTTAACTGAGCCTCCGATTTTGTCCATCGTAACAAGTTCCAAATTGATAGAGTCCTTTGTACCTTGTGACGGTATCCAAAGTGCCATGTCCAATTCTCCAGCCATCGCCTCAAACCTTCTCATCGTCTTACCCTCTTGAGAGAATTCATTTGTGGTACTCTTGTCAAGTTCGTGCTCCAAACATTCAAAGTAATCTATAATCGTTAAATCTGGCTTAAAACCACTATTAATCAATTTCTTTATGAAACGTTCAATCTGCCGAGCGGTCTTTTCTCCGCTTGGGAACTTGACTATCCTTAGGTTTTCCTCCAACTCTTCCTTATATGGAAACGCCTCAATGGTTTCTCTGACTAAATCTATATTATTAGGTTTTGACAAATCCTTTGACTCAATTCCAGTTATGCGGCCAAGGTGCTTTCTCTGTATTTGCTTGATTCTGTCTTCAAATACAATTTGGAGTACCTTGTACCCACAGCAAGCCGCATGAGATGCCATTGCAGTTGTAAGTGAAGTGTTGTGGGTAACATTGAAGTCTCTTGTTAAAAACAAGTGGTCATCTGCATCAACCAAGAAGCAAACAGCATCATCATCTCTAAGGTATTCCACTTTATCGATGAACTTGTGGAACTTCTTGTCTGTAAGATATTTGACCCTACTTTGCTTCCTTTCAAGAGTCGAGACTATTATGGACTTGTCGAACAAACCAAATTGTACCGTATAGTGTGTGCCACAATCTCTATGTTCGTTGTACTTCTTGTTAAAGTAACCCTTTTTCTTCGCCGAAATCTTGGCAACCCCACCTAATGACCTAACGAGAAAGGCGAAATTACTTGCTAATGCCATCGACTTTGTCGAGTAACTGCAATAGCCGCTCTTTGCCACAAAACCGTCCGTGTCCATCAATCCTTGCAACAGTCTAATGCGCCCTTCTATACTGTTCGTTAGATAATTTAGTGGAATATATTTATTTTCGGAAGTACACGTAACATCTATGTCCTTTGATAAGTCATCCCAAAATGATTTAAACAAACGCACCGTCTTCAAATTGCGTTTATTTTGCTTGACAGAATGACCTACGCCCTCACCTATTGAAGACAAAACATTTTCAACAATAATGGAATCGTTTTCGTGCGTATGAAAACAACGGTTCTTAAAACACCCATCACCAATCAACACTCCAAGAACATAAGGGTCACATGACGTTTCTTTCTTTTCAAATTCAACGGACTTACATATAGGGGTGGCAAAGTTGTGTCTATGTTTAGAACGATATAAACCCTTGTCCATTATCTCCCTAAGTGTCATATTTTTGAATGACAAATCTGGGGAATAGAATTTATCGTTCTTGTGCTTGGACTTGCCCTTTACATATTTTTTACCACTTCTTTGGTAAAAAGTATTCACAGGCAGAATGTGTTCCTCATCACACTCATAGAATGTCCCATCAGAAAAAGTAACCCTATAAATAGGTCTCTTCGTTGGTTGAGGATATACACCAAGAACCTTTGTCGGCTTACCATTCTTGCCAATGAGATAATCACCAACATTAATATCGCCAACACGAGATAAACCATTAGGTGTAATCACTAACTCGTTGATACTGAGACATTTACCAAAACTCGTTGGCCCGATGATAACACCAAGTTCGCCCTTACCTAAACCACCTTCAAGTGCTTCGTCGATTTTATCTATTCCAGTTGGTATTGGCGTCCTATAGTCATCAGACAATGTTTCCGACAAATGGTCAAACACGCCCTCACCAAAATCATTGTGTGTGCCCTTTGTCATTGCATCGTTGAGCAACGAGACGCACATTTCGTACTTGTTTGTGTCACCATCGCCAGCGATTTTAAGGATTTCATTCGCGGTTTTAACAATGTTTTGTTGTTTGAAAAATTTCTCAGCTAATTCTCGTATTCTGTCAACTCCATCGCTAGGTGTGTTCCTAACCTTATCAAGAACTGCAACATATGTCTCACATTCTTTTTCCGACTTCGATAAATCTCGCAGTTCTATCTCCATCATCTCATATGTTGGAACGTACCCTTCTCGTTCAAAGAAATTTTTCATAACCCCGACAAATATTTTCAAGTTGGGGTCCGTAAACATATTCTGGTCAACAATCACACTTAGGTCTTCAAAAAAAGTGTGATTGTCCATGAATTCGTGGGATAAACGATATTGAAACGCCTCTCCTAAATAACCCAAGTTTGTTTTGTTAATCTGAGCCATTCGTTATCCCCCTTGTTTTAAAGTAGTCCCTTAAAATATTTGTTTGTTTTTTTCTGTACGGCGCGTTCCCAGTCCTTTTCTGTTTTTTTGTTTGTTAAGTATAGGCTATAAGCATATCGTTTTCCGTCAGAACCGTTCTCGTTCTTATAGTCATCCAAAACAGTATATTTACTCAAGTACTTGGCCGTATCCTTGAAATCGAATTTCCCGTTGTCTGCTTCTTGGACTTCTTCCTTGCTTGCAGAGCAAGCCTCACAGATTTTCTTTGTGATTTGTGTCAGAACATCTCCCTTATCTGAAATCATTGACTTCAAGACCTCGTGGTCAAACGAAAGGCGACCCTCATTGTTCTTGAAAAATGTTTCCTTGTCGTATGTGTAAGTTTTTCCGTTCTTATCCGTGACCTTTACATACTTATTGCTTAGGTCGACCCTCTCTCGTATAAACCTAGGATAGCCGTATCCATCCCAAATTTTCGTGAACACCTCTCGCTTGTTATCCAAGATGACAATCTTAAAAGTACAAGACCAAGGCTCAATGGTGGGGGACATTAATTCTTCATTTTCATTCGGAAACTCTGGATTAAAATGGTACCACGTATAGACCCTACTCTTGCTTTTCAAATCTTCCTCAATCATACCAACAATCTCATCTACAGTTTCCTTAAACTCAAGGGTATTCATTGAGTTCTCAATGTAATTGAAGATTTTGAAGTTTCGCTTACAAATGATGTTGTCATTAACATACAATACATAGTCAAATCTCTCTTCCTTGTAGGCTTTTTCTTGTTTCTTCATAATTAAATAAAGTGTTAAATTAAACAAATATAAAAACAATTCTCAATGCAAAGATATATAAAAAAATGTTAAAATCAAAGTTTTTATTTAACATTTTTCAAAAAATTATCGTATCGTCTTTTTTCCATCATGTGTATTCTAGAAAATGGCGACAAGACGTTTCCGAACTTGCTCTCGTCTAACATCTCACCCAAATTAAATTTAGATGCTATAGAGTAGATATTCTTAATGTTCCTGTCACTCATGTCAATAGTAGCGAACATCTCTTCCCTTAGCATTCTCTCAGCCTCTTCTGTCATAAGTGGTTCTGACAAGTCAACGATTGCCTTGTTTACCTCATACAGCCTATCGCCTTGGCAACCGTCAGTTACCCCGAAGATGATGTTATCAAGTACTTTCAGCGGTTTCTTCTTGGTTTTCTTCCTTTCGTCTTGCATCGCCTTTGCCGCTTCTATCACCTCATCTATGGTCGCCTTATCACTCTTGATTTTTGGGAACATCTTAAACAACGTCTGGCTCCCCAAACCCTTAACACCTTTTATGTTATCAGATGCGTCGCCACACAATATTTTCTCAAGAACGACATTCTCATGTGTAACCCCTATTTTTTCTATGGAATTGACATTCGTTATAAAGTCCTTCGTTTTAGGGTTGTACACTATTACGCTTTCGCTAATCAATTGCGTCAAGTCCTTGTCACTAGAGATGATTACGACTTTTTCATTCTCTTTCTTGTGTTTGACGTAGTACGCTATAATGTCATCACCCTCAACGTTTTCACACTCATATTGCCTAACGCCTATTTCCTCAAGTATGTTTTGCAGTATCTCCTTCTGCCTAGTGAAAGCCTCTTCATCGCTTTCCAAGGCGGCGCCCATCCTCTTTGACCTACTCTTTTCCAACACCATTCTCTCAAATAGTAGCTTGCTTTTCATGTATTCAGATATTTCTGGGTCATATAACGCATAATTCTTATCCCTATTCCCCTTGTAGTCCTCATACAGTTTCCACCTCAACACGCCGCTGCCAACGCCGTCATATGCCGCTATACAGTAGTTGAAATCCTTTTTCAAAAGAACACTGCCAATAATCTTGAGAGATGTCACAACTATGCCATATCCTACGCCGTCACTGTTCACCTCTTTATTAACAGATGCTATTTTCATGACGTTGTGCATATCGCAAATAAGCGTATAAGTATATTTTGGTTCTTTAACCTTTCTGTTCGTTACTTGTTGCATTATTAAAATAAACCACGTTTACATTTGAGTTTTTGTTTTTCATAATATCAATCATGTGTTTTGTCCCGTGAGACAAACCGTCCCAAAAAGCAATTAGGGCGTCAGCCACTACCGCCATTTCTTCGTTTCGGCGGAATCCAGCTGATTTGCCAAATTTCTTCCAATCTGCTGGATATACCTCCAACCCAAAACCTTCTTCTTTGGCATACTCTTCCCCAGCTTTGTCTGCACCACGTGCCCCACCACTAACTACAATGATGTTTTTGTTCTTTCTTTCCTTTTCCAAAAAACTATTACATTTTTCCTTTAACATCTTGTAATCATCGAAGGTACGTGAGCCAGCAATGATAACTCTGTAATCATCCATAATACTAAAATTAACTTTAGGCAAAGATATGGAAAAAAATGTTAAAAAACAAACGCCGTCATCTATTTATTATTATAAAAATATGTCTATTTGGGCATAAGGTAGAAAATAATTACACCAATATAATAGTGAACATGGGAAAAAGAATTAGGCATTTGGAGTTCTATGGATATATTGACCAAAACGCATATATCGGCCTACCGAACGTAGACCTAAGTGATATTCGCGAAGTCAATAGGGAGCAAGACAAGGAGATTCAAGAACTTTCTGGAACCACAAAAGATAAGGCCGACCTAAGTGTCGTCTTGGAACTTAGCGGAAAAGTCGACACCTTCATAGACACACAGTCGACAATCAATGACGGCCTCGCTGACGCCATATCTAACAACACATCAAGAATCGAGGCACTTGAGAGACGAGACGAGGAAATAACCGAGAAAATTAACGAGTTGGTTGATGATTTAAACCCGATTGAGGACAAAATAAACGAATTGTCCGACAAAATAGATGGGATGGACGAGAAACTACAGCAGCACATCAACCAAGAACACACATTTGAAACAGAAATCACCGAAAGGCTCGCCGACGTTGAACAACAAGTGTCAAACAAACTAGACAAAACGGAGGCAGAACTATTGTATGCAAAAAAGGATGATGTCTATACCAAAGCGGAAACTGATGCCCTCATTGACTCAGCAATGGAAGACTATGCCACGAAAGAATGGGTTCAAAGCCGAGGATACATCACCGAGATTGACGCCGACACGAAATATGCGTCCAAACAAGCATTGAATGCGACCAATGACCGTTTAAACGAAGTCCAAACTACCCTATATAGGCAATACAACGAACTGTCTTCGGAAGTGACATCGTTCAAGGCCGATACAAATGTGAGGATAGAAACCTTATATGGAAGGGTTGACACATTGGATGCAAAACACGACCGAGAAATTGCAAACATAAACAATACCATAGCAAGTGTCGAAAGGGATGTCCAAAGAAACAAAGACGACATCACTACAATCAACACAATTTCATTGCCTAACAAGGTAGACAAAGTTGACTTCAACGACTTGAAAAATGACGTGAACTCAATCAGGGGCCTTCTAGACGGTAAGGTTGACAAGACCACATACGACCACGACATTGACATCATCAACTCTAAACTAGAGAACATTGGCGACATATATGCAACTAAGCGAGAACTTAACTATGTAAGCGGCGCCGTAGGTACGCTTGACTCGCGAGTGACGACCGAGGTGGAGAACAGTGTCAATAGGGACAATGTGTTAGATGAGAAGATAGCAGCAATCAAAACTAACATTGAAGAGATTAGGGAATCTGATGTTGCTCGTGACGAAAGAATAGGCGCACTAAGCAATGCGTTAGCAGAAGAGATAGAAAACAGAGCACAAGGGGATTTGCGCCTATTGGGTTCTACAAGTGACGTAGAGTCCGACTTGACAATCTATGGTGCAAAGAAATATGCTGACAAAGTCGCTGCACAAACGTTGAATGCAGCAAAAGACTATAGTGACGCCAAGGACACCGAGTTAAGGAACTATGTCAATGATGAAGTTAAGGCCCCACTCCTCCAAGAGATAAGCGGAAAAGCCGACAAAGAGTACATCAACAGTGTAAAACGAGAACTTGAGGTAACCATAGATGACAAGGTCGAAGTTGAGAAACAACGTGCAATGAATGAAGAGTCCGTTATCAAAGGTAGGATTTCTAGCGAGACTGACAGGGCCATCACGCAAGAAAACAAACTCATAAGCGGTTTGACGCACACCTCAAACATCGTTGCAGCATTAACTGATTGGGAAGGTGACGATAGAAAAGATTATACCGATGAAGGAAACGGGATAGTCGATGTGATGCATAGGGAAATCCATGACATGAAGGCAGCAATTGCAAATGTGTCTGAAGGTAATGAGACGAAGAATGACCATGAGGCTGCATTTGGTACCTATAACAAATCAAACACTGGGTACGACCCAGCAGAAATGACGGTGTTCAGTATTGGTATAGGCTCGTCTGAACTAGATAGAAAGAATGCTTTTGAAGTGAGGAAAAATGGAGACATCTACATGTGGGTGAACGGTGAATTCAAATGCGTTAATGAATTGTTAAGTAATCTGTGAACATAAGATGTCATAAAAAACAATTGGGTGAGTCATAATAACTCACCCAATTTCTTATCCTTACTTCTCCTCATCTCTCCGATTGGTCTTAAGATTTCTTGATAGCCGTCTATTACATCGCCTACATATTCCTTACAGAAACTAACTCGCTGTAGCCGTCTTCTATATTTGTGATTATCGTACTCTATTGCCTTTTTATCCCTACCCTTTCCATCAAATGCGGTACCTCTGACGTGCGGCGACCTTCCTAATGCTTCGCCGAATTTTTTGTGAGCCGTCTTTATATACAGCCTATAGTCGTGCTCTTCGTCTGACAACGACTTTATGATTCCGCCTACAAAGTTAAAAATACGTGTACTAAGACCCAAGCCTTGAAAGTCAGGAAGTACCACTATTCTAGAAACCGCACATGCATAGGGCAAACCTTTTTTTGGTGTATTGAGAATTGCGACAAAAGCCACTGGAACACCATTCCATTCAAAAAGAAGACATTTAGATGTCTTATTCATATCGGCTGTCAGATAATGGTGGTTCTTAAACATCGCCCATACATTTGATTCCACTCGGCGAACGGTGAGTTCTATTTTAGGTTTCTCACCCTTTTTATGGTCAACATAAACCTTCTTCATGCTATTCTGTAGTTAGGTCTAATTTGTCAGTTACAATGTCAACGACTTTCTTCATTGCATCGTCAATGCCCAAAACAATTCCTTGTTTTGGTTTTCCTTTTTGGCGTATTTTGTCTTCCATCCTCTTGACGGCTTCTTGGCGTCGCCTTTTCCATTCATCATGGCACTCTTGACACTCAGCATACATCCAATGTCCTTCAACTATTGGGTCATCTATATGTTTCCCACAAACCTCACAAGTATGACGCGATTCTTCCTCGGCTTTGTCAATTAGATTTCTTAGTTCTTGTGTGTAAAAGTTTGTGTAGAACCTAAGTTCTGCGAACTTTTCCTTTATTTGGTGGATTTCTATTCTTTCACCGTCAGCCTTATCCTTGTTATATTCGTCGATATAGTCAATGATTGGTTGGTATAGGCGCTTCCAACCATCGCCACACTCAATACCAAAAAGTTCATAAGGCCATTGTGGTGTAAACCTATCAGGATATTCAGCCCTCTCAGCCTCTTTTTTCTTTATATACTCCTCCCTCAATCGTTTCCACTTTTCATTTCTATTCTCCATCTTCTGTTCCATCTTGATATAATCGTATTAAATCATCAGTTTTCCAACTAATATGACTTGTCTTCATTTTCAAGTTCCTCCTTCCATTCTTTTTCTAATCGTTCCTTCCAGTTTTCTCCAAACTCATATTCAAGGTCTTCATCGGTATATCCATTGTCAAGGTACCAAAACAACTTTGGGTTTCGTTCCTCAATCTCAATATCAACACCTTTGTTCTCCTTCCACCAGTTGATAACCGTCTCCTTGTTCGATGTCGGCGATGCGCCAAGGGCCATTGTTGCGGAGAATGAAGATTCCTCGTTGTCAAAACGATAAAAATCCCTATAGGTTGAGATAAGTTCCATGACCTTGTCGCTTATATGTTTGGCCATTTTACCACATTCGTCTTCTTCTCCATATTGTGCGATGATGTCCTTAATTTCATCCTCCATTGGCTGCACCTTCTCGACCCCCCTATATCCGCCGATTTCCTCTCCGTCCTCATCGTACTCGACAATCCAAGCATTCTTGTGGCCTCCGCCGCCTAGGTCTTCCATCAATATGTCTATATATGGCCTCCACTTCTCCCTTATCCCATAGGCGTCAATGTACTTGTCAACAATATATTTGTACTCCTCTTGCGAAAGATAATGCCTATTGTATACCCTTTCGTCCTTGCCAATCTTACCGCTCTTTACGTCCTCGACAAGTTGGTCATAATCAGCGGAAGGCTGTGATTTTGCGTACATCTCAACATAACAATCGTGAACCGCCCTATTTAAGATTTCCCTTCTATCTAACATAACTTTTACTTTTTAAATTCATTAACTATCGTATCAATGGCTTCCCCCAAAATAGTCGGATTTAACATATCTACGTCCGCACCTCTTCTCCATCTATTGTGATAATCCAATAGTTCCAATGCCTTTTGTACATCCATATTACTTTTTTTTATGTCCTTACTTCCATTGCATCACTTAATATATCTTCTTCCCTTACAGAATAGTTTGCCTTATAGTCAAAATCGTCACTATAAACCATTTTCTCCAACTCAACATCACCATTGGCATCTATGTGATTTAAATTGAATATGTAATCAGGTTGTAACCATTCAATAATGTCGAAATGACAACTCGCGATAACAACCTTCAAATTGTTCTCTCTGACATATCTTTGCAGCGCAAAGCTCATTGACTTGGCAACGTCCCTATTGACGACCGATGTGAACTCATCTAGAACTATCGTACCTCCTTGGGAGTCATATATGGCTTTTGCAATGTCAAGTCTAGATTTTTCACCGTTAGACAACTGACTCGGTTTTCTAAGCCATGTCGGTACAGAGCTTAATCCCATGCTAGACAGCAAATTACATACCTCTTCCTCAGACAAGTTTGGGAACTGACTTATCACACACTTGCTGTTGTCATACGTTATCTTTGTGGCGTTTTTGAACACCTCTTTAAGTATTGTGGTCTTCCCGCCGCCGCTGTTGCCGCATATAAGCATAATGTTCCAAGTGTCATCGTTCATTGCCTTCAAGTCATCCGATGAAGGCATTGGGACATACGTAACGGTCTTGTCCTTATTCTGAATGTCATATGCCCCATACAAAAACTCAGTATATCTGTCGTTTACTATCGAACTCTCTAAAACTACCTTTCCGTTCTCCAAAAACGGTTCTTGAACCTCAACAACATCCTCAGATTCAATAGTTTCATTATTTGAGACATCTATAATGCCGTGACAATGAGATAATGACATATATGTCTCCTTCTTTAGCAGAATATTTATAGGCTTCTCAACATATGAATCAGAATATCGAAACGAGACGCCGTTGATGAACTCCTTTGTCTTGACACCCTCATTCTCCCTTATCCTAATGTCTTGCTTGGCCAAACGCTCGACACTCCAACCCAAACCCTCAAGATGGGTCATGATGGCGGATTTTGAAACCAACGCCCACTCAAGCACCTTTATGCTGTCACTCGTAATCAAATCGGTCTCGTAGCGCTTCTTTTCTTCATTAAAAGGGATGTCGCATTTTTCTATCCACCCAAAAAGATAAAACTCTGTGGTCTTAGAAGTATCAATGAACCAACCATCTCTCTTCTTTCCATCCCTACCAATGAATGACAACTCCAATGAGAACGTATCAAGGCCGACATTGGCATATCTTGAAGCCACCTTCTCATCTACCACCACATCACTCAAAAGTCCGTCACAAGTACTTAAAACAACATCTGAGCCACGTATCTGCTCTTCCCTTCCGTCAGTTCTAGTGAAATTACTGAATATCGTCCCATCCGAATACAAATGTTTGTCCAAGAAAGAGGCAATTTCCCTCTCAACCACACTGTCGTTCTTTCTATTGTTAATAGCCATAAAATATTAATTTTTGCAAAGATATAAAAAAAATCTTAAAAAAACAAAAAAAAATGAGAAGGCTTTCACCTCCTCATTCCAAACTTTGTTAACTATCATTCATCGGAATCTTCCTCTCCGAACACAATGTCGGCCTCTGTGATTTCAGCATCATTACCCTTGTCTGCCAACTGTTTTGACAATTGCTTGACTATTTTTGAAATGTGCTCCTTTTTGTATTCATCAATCCTTGATTCACCAATCATTCCATCTGGAACACAACAGAATTTACCTTCATAGGTTAAGTTGTATGGTGAATCAAGTTGGTTTTTAACAATCTTAATCTTTGTGACCAATCCGTAGGTATATTTTTCACCCTTGCTAGTTGCTGTCAGCCTCTGAGTTGCGGCCTTTATCGAACCTCCTAACAATATTGTCAGCCTAGATGCGTACAGTAAGGCATTTCCGCCCTTCAGTTGAACGCTAGGTGCAGCCATTGGTGCCGACATTGAATCCAACCAAATCTTATTGACCGCAACGAAAGTGTTTGTATATTCACTAGACACCCTTGTGGACGAAGCAATCCTGCCATTAAGCAATATATTGAAAGAATCTTGCAGAGCCTTTGCGTCCCACATCGAATTGCTCTTGTTGCTCATTAGCGAAGCATAGCAAGGTATCGAACCGACCGAGTCCCAAATAAAAAGAAGTGACTTCGGCAACTTCCCTTCCTTTTGCAAATCCAATAACTCATTCATCAGCATTGCGACGTCCTCAATCACTGGTGTATCCCTCTTCTTGGACGGAACCCTCTTTCCTTGAGAATGGTCGTAATCCCCATATTTATCAGCAATAATCGCGCTGTTGTAAAATAGGAAATCACCATCGTAGTCAATTATCCTATTCTCCGTCGTTGTTGTAACCTCGCCCGTCTCATCATCAACTACATCGACCTTAACTTCATCATATATAGGAGTGGCCCTCATGCCACAGTCTATCGCAAAAGGAAATGAAAAATTATTCTCAGTTTCAATTATGACTGGTAAAACACCCTTCCTTTGAGCCGATGCAATAAGACAATTCTTAAGAAGTGATTTGCCAGTATTTGAATGACCATGTATTATAGTAGTCACGCCCATTGGTATTCCTGGCAATTTTGTTGCTTCCACAAATGCCTCTGGCATGACAAAAAAATCGATTGGTTTCTCGGCGCTAGACATTGACAAGTCTGTCTTTGTTGCCCCTAGTCCCAACTCATTCTTTAAACTTTTGATGTCGAACTTAAATTCTTTTTTCTTGACTAGTTGTTTCATAACTACTTATATATTTCTTTAAGTTATTTGAGTATTCCATTGTCCTCGAAACCACTATTGCTTGTTTTCATGACTGCTTCGGACTTTATCTTTCCAACATTTTCGGCAAATGGCCCTATACTTGTCGTCTCCGCCAATATCTACTTGATTCCCAATTAGGATAATCTCGCCGTCTTCGCCGAATCTTGCGTTTATCGAGGTTTTCTTATCACCGCATTCACAAGTGGATTTTATTTCCTCAAGTTCATCCGCGATTTCAAAGAGCCTTTTTGAACCTTCAAACAAATGGGATTGGAAATCTGTGCGTAGGCCGAAACACATTACATTAATGTCCAAGAAGTCAACTACGTCTGACAATTGGTCTACTTGTTTCTCAGTTAAGAACTGACATTCGTCAACAAGCACCCATTTCAACGTCTCGAACTGGGCATCTAGTACATTCTTATATGCCTTAATCGCCTTATATAAATCGACATCCTTGTCAATTGGGACGCATTTTCGTGAGAAACCGACACGAGATACCACAACGTCTTCGCCGTCTCTATTATCAATGGATGGCTTGAGTAGCATGAACTGTATGTTCTTTTCCTCAAACGTATAAGCCGTGGTGAGAAGCCTTAGGGTCTTTGAAGACCCCATGGCCCCGTAATAAAACCTAAGATGCGAATTACTCATAGTGGTGATACGTTAGAAAGGTAAGTCTTCTTCCTCGGCATCAGTATCTACGCTCGTGGCATCAACAATATCAGATGTTGGTTTTGTGATTTCGGAATAATCTATTTGCTCGTTTGCATTACTCGCTATTTCCTCTTCAACCTCTTCTTGAACCTTTGCGAGCACCTCTTTGTCGATGTATTTTCCAACTTCCTTATTGAAAATTGGAACACCACCAGCCGCAACGACTGCCATATATTCATAAGGCTTAACCGTATAAACCTCGTACCACTTCTTCTCATCCTTTATCCATTCCATACCCTTCTCAATATCGTCGGTAAGAGGTGATGGGAAGCCATCGTCCACTATCTGGATGGAAGTCTTATTATCTTGTGTCTTTGTGATGGTTACAATCAAGTCAAGGCCATTCTCCAAGTCGAATATACTATAATTGTTGCCTTTCCTCCTTGCGGCTTCCGAACGTATGGATTCAAGGTTCATAATCTTGTCGTATACGCCATCTTTCTTCTTCGATGAATTGAAGAGCCAGAACTTAACGCCATCATCTTCATGACCACGCTCGATGCATCGTACAATCCACATTTCCTTTACACGGCTCATAAACTCAATCTCGCCGTATTTTTTCTTCGTTGGCTCATCAAGCGCATTTGATTTCAACTCCCTTGCCTTTGCAGTAAGTTCACAGAAAGGACAGTTCTCACCCATTGTGCTTCCGTCTTTCTTGTTGTGTGTAGGACACACGAAAGTCTTCCACCCACTAGGCGAAACTCCCTTGTTTACCTTTACGGTATGCATAAAAACTTTCTGGAATGGACTGCCTCCATCTGGTGAGAATGGAAGAAGTCGAATGGTCAGCGTTTTACTACTCTCACTATCACTAAGCCTTGCTTGGAGATAGTTTTTCTTGTCAAACTGAGTTTTCTTTGGTGTAAATGTTTTTTGTTCTTCCTCATACTGCCTCTTAACGGCTTCTGAATCAATGTTAACACTAAATTTCTTATCCATAATAGGAAATTAAAAAAAATTATTTAGATGCATGCCAGTTGCATGCTTAAAGTTTCTTTATGCAAAGATATGTAAAAAAAAGTTAAAAAACAATATTTCCACAACCATATTTATCATAATTGTGGAAAATTTTGGTATTTAAATCCCGTATTTGTCTTGAAGATACATAAGTTCTTCATCATCTATGTCGCCATCTTCATTGTCGTCATAATACTTGGCGTGGGAAACTTTGTCAAAGTCACGATAGAATCTATCCGTTTGGCCAACCTTGGCATCTATTATTTCTTCTATTTGTTTTGACAATTCCTTTATCTTAAACAAATAAGGATTCTCTTTGCCGCCACCATTCTGACTATTCTTGAAAATCGCCTCGTCAACACAAGAGACAAAGTCCTCGAACGAATCGGATATGTCGTGAAATAAATCGTATGACTTGTTAGCAGCACTTGCAACCGTTCCGTATGAAATCTCGTTAACAAGCCTTGACTTCAGCCTTTCATATGCCGCCTCATTCATCTTAACCTTTTTCATACCATTTAAAGTTTAAAAATTTTCTCAAGTGTCTGTATATCATCGTCATTGATGTCGAAGAAAGTGTTGGCAATATCCTTCGATGGGTTGTCGACATCGTCATTCGTTATGACATACTCCTTAGTTGTCGGCTCATCATTGTCGCCATAAGCCTCATAACCGCCCTCTTTCGCCTTTTCAGACCAATACTCATTCGGTTTGACGTTAAATGGGTATGAATCTAACGAACGTAAGTTCAATTTTTCAGTCTGTGTCGGGTTCCTTTTCTCGAATTCCGCCTTCAACGACTCTATTTCAGAGTTGTTCGTCTCGACTTTGTTAAGAAGGGTGCTGATTGTGTCAATTAGGGTGTTTATCCTATTGTCAACTTTCGACAAATCCCTACCAATGTGGTTTTGCTTGACGTTGATTTTTTCTTGCGCCTTTGTTAGGTCGTCAATATCGATAACGTCTCCATCAACTTCATCCTCACCGCCCTCATCTTGCATGTCCATTGGCGGCATCTCAGGACTAGCCATCGGTTCATTGGCTCCCATCATGTCCATACCTCCACCTTCCGAAGCATCACCCATCGGAACATCGTTCTGTGGTACAGCGTCACCACCCATGGCATTGCTGTTTTGCGGCATCCCATTATCACCCATCTGACCTAAGTCTTGAGGAGACGCGCCATCGGCCATAGCGTTTGGGTCTTGCATATTGTTCTCACCATCATCACCCATTTCTTCTTCTGGTAAAATTGTTGGTATATATGCCTCACTTAAGCGCATAAAATGCTTATGAGCCTCGTACAAGTTGTTTTCCTTAAGGTATTTAACATTAGTAGCCATACTTGCCTTAATCAATAAGTAATTCCTTATTATCCTCCGTAAGAACGGTCTTTGAACTCTCGCTCCTCTCTATCAGACCCTTGTCTTTCTTAATTCTCTTGGTTGCCGTGAGCGCATTGTTCAATACATCTTGAGCTAGGGCAACTTTCTCGCTAGTAGTCATAACTTCCTCGTTGATTTTATTATTCTTGGAAACCTCAAAAGTACTAGGTCTTACTTGTGGTTTCCTGTTGTCTATGTGTTTTAGAATGAATCTTCCCATAATGTAAACATTTATTTCCTATAAATATCTTGTTGTTTAAAAAATACTGAGAAATCATCTATCTTAACCAAGTTTGAAACGCTTAGTTCACCATTACTCAAGACAATCAATTTATCCTTGTACTTGTCCCAGTCAATTATGATTTCGTTGTTTGGCGTGTCACTCTCACCTTTCTCCGCTTCGATTATCTTGTTCAAGGCGTTGATAGAGAATAGGCACTTGTTTTTTACGTGCATGACACTGTAGTTGTCCAAATACCCAACTAACTTGTCCTTGTCATATGTCTTGAACGTCACTATGTACTCCGTCTTGTTTGAGTCAATCTCGTGCACGAAAACTTTGTTAAGGTCGCATCTCATCTTGAACTTAACCATTTCCATGAAAGAAAGTATGTTCCTCTTTTTAACGAATGTACCGACGATTACTGCGTTCTTGTTCATCTCTCCATTGTATATTTAGACATTACAATAGATACGGGATTACATACCTATTATCCTTAACGTATACAGAGAGTTTTCTAACAAATTCATTCGAATCATCGGTTAGCCTTGCGTTCCCAATACTCTTAATCTTGTCAATAACCTTGCATTTCGGTATTTTGCAGAACTCCAAAAGTGATAGGGAGACGCCTAGTACATTACCCTCATACGGTATGTATACCATATCTTTACTAATATAAATATTTTTATCTTCTATAGAAGATATAATATTATATATTTTTTTTATATTATTATATTTTAATTTAAATATATTAATATAATAATATTTTATATTATTTAATATATTATTAAATATTATATCAATGAACTTCTTTAGGTCATCTTCGTACCTTGACTTGTTCTCGTTTTTCGAAAACGTCCAATAAAGATTGTCGTCTAGCCTCCATTCTATAATCGTCCTATAAGCCTCATGGCTCCTTGCTTTTTTCCATCCAACAATCAATATGGGCTTTGATGGGTCGGCCAAATCCATATCACTGACTTGCCGTATAAACCCACCAATCCCATTGATTTTCCTATCCGTAACAATATATCCTAATGTTTCCATAACATTTATTTTTGCAAAGATATGAAAAAAATGTTAAAAAGCAAAATCATTCCTTGCCATGACCAGTGTACCTCCAAACGCTGTAATATCCTCTTGCATTCAGATTGACTCTGTTATACGGTGTCTTGTAATCGGAATACCAACCATCCCCACACCACATTTGTATGTGGCCATGTTCATGGAACTTACTTCCGTTATAATATTGGTCAAAAACTGTTATGTCACCAAGACACACCCTACCATATGTCACACTATCTTGACCCACATATTCACCTTTTGCGATACATGCAAAGCCATTCCTCCTCAAGAAATCTACTGCCATATAAGCAGACGGACTATTATCATGCTTGAAGCCCCCAGATTCTAATCCGCTTTTAACATAACGCCAACACTTGTTGCATCCATATGCATTACCACAAGTACTGACTAAACTTTTCATCTTATTAACACTACTTGTAACGTTCCAATCCCCTATCTTTCCATTTTTCACGCCACAAGGGACATCATTAACGTTTACATCGAGTAAAGCACCATTCGCGCCCTTTGTCACGAATAATGTCTCACATTCTTGCGGCTTGTATTTCTCCAACAACTCTAAATCTTTCATTTGCTCGACCATTTTCTTGAATGTATCTTCATGCATTGTGTTCGCCTTTTTTGCGAGTGACTTAAGCAATGAGGTGTTTCCGTCGCTTATATCACACCTTTTCCTCTGTTCGCTTACACTGTGCCCTTTTTGGCAAACGCTTACATACACTGACTCGTTTTTGACTGATTCGGATGCCTTGTAGTAGATTGCAATCGGTGGAATATCACTCTGCATCGTATTCTCTTTCGCCACCCATACGAGTTCTTGTATATATGAGAAATACTCGCTAGTGTTAAGCATCATGTCGAACACCTTGTGTAGTTTGTCGTTCTTTCCGTTCTCTTGGACTATCTCATAATAACCGCTTTCACCCAAAGGCTTTATAAGTTTTAAACGAGTCGATATTGATGGCGTAAACTGTGCAGACTTGTTGACGGAATCGAACAAAGCTTGTGATACGCCAACTTTTGTATCTTCCTTCGGTTTTGATGTGTTAGTGTAATTTATCGCCGAACGGTTATATGCTTTATAGAACTTTTCCGCCATTGCCGACCTTTCTTCGTAACTACTAGGCGCACATTTCTCGTAGTTCTTGGCAAAACTTAGCGCAGCAGAACTAGGGGTTTGGCATTTGTTTATTTCATCTTTGCCATACAGTTTTTTCGAATTTTCTGCATATGTAACCTTCCCTATTGTATCTGTCAAGAACTCTATTTGTTTATCCACACCAACTTCAGATAAACCTTGCTTTGCTTGTTGGACGGTCATAGATGGGGATTTGTTCTCATATTGACCGTAGTTTTTAGTAGAGCCTTTGAGGAGGTTTGTCAAGTTAAAATATCTATCATTCCAACCGCATAAGCCACCAGCCACATATCTATCACTGTCAATAGCAGCAGATGTATGGTCGAATTTAGGTAATGTTTCCACGTACATATTACCAACAATACCTGCAGCAGCCTCTTTAGTGAACCCATATTCATCAGACATTAATGTAGACATTAATTGTGATGCCTTATTCACCTCGTCTCCACTCAACTCAACATCATCGGAACCCCATAGCGGATACACCTTATATGGACAGTCGTTGTCTATGTCGGCTTTCAATTGCTTGTCGGTCTCGAAAGAGTCATCCAACATACCATTTACAAGGTCATCGTCATCTGTGAATATATCTTCGATTATCTTATTCGAGACGTTGGCCATTCTGCATCCAGTAAAGGTCGTGGTCATGTCTCCTGGTCTTATTGAGTGTTTAACCTTCATGATGAGATAAGACCCTCTGAACATTGGTATGTTTAAAAGGACGAAATACATCAATGGCTGTATCCAAGCGCAACCCATCATTTCAACATTACATGTATATGACTGCGTTGCATAGATGTCATACAAATCTTGTCCTACAACACCCTTTTCCTTTCGGCTTTGGTTTTTCTGTAATATGGAGTGTTTTGCCTTAATCGACTGTTGCGTTGCAACAGGATTCTGCATGTTTATATTAACATTCTTGAAATAACTTTGATACTGCTTTCCGTATGACACACCAAATGCAGGAATTCTATAGTGCCTTGTGTTTTCGTCCACGTTCTTACTCCTTATCGCCTTTGGCGTATCAAATTCATCGTTCAACATAAACCCGTCATCATTATACTCGTTGTTTGCAATGTTCAAGTTCTTGGACGGTTCGTATGGATAGACAACGACGAAACTAGGGTATTTGTTCACCTCATCCCACTTAACCGAGTTAAACGACATTGGGGTGAACATCTCGTCCATTGCCTTAGGTTTGTTCAAATCAGAGAAGTTCTGCAAGGTATACATCATACACCTGTTTTTGCTGTAAACGTCAGCCAAGAAACCTAATAGGGTTGAATTGATGTCAGCATTATCCATCAAGGTCGTAACCGTATTAGCCAAATCAAGTGGGTTTACAAGTAACTTGTCACCTATGTGGTTGTAGTAGGAATCAATGAAGTAGAAAGTATGTCCCATCTCCTCTCCATTTTTGTTTGGGAAAAAAGATTCCAATTGCCAGTCCTTAAAGGAAGACATAGGGACCCATTTGTCATATAGTTGCTTCATGTATCTATACAACTCGCTCTTCATGTCATCCGTGGTTTTCCCTGGTTCGTCGGTCGTTTTAATCAAGTTTCCGTGCTCGTCCTCAGCGTAGTCAATCCTATACCTCTCTTTAACCCTTTCCAAGAACGACTTAAGATATGTTTCCGCATCACCCTTGGTCACCTTCGGATTATATGTCGCATCCGTTGCAAAACTAGTCAACTTTACGACCAAAATAGGTTTCATTAAAACATTCGACACCTTCTTGACCATATCGACGAGTGGGTTCAACGTGTTACGTTCACCAACGGCTAAAAACTTGTTTTTATCCTTGGCAATCTTTCCATACATCTCACCCAATGTATCCTTGTTAGTCTTGGTGATACATTCAACGAAATACCTAGCGAACTCGTATTGTACCAAACTAGACATCTTGCTTACAATAAGCACTTCGTTATTATTGGGGCGAACCTTGAACATATTCAATGTCCTTGTAGTGATGTCTTTTTTATCCGCATTAGACACACATCCGTTGGCGAAACATATTGCACCAATTCTAAGCACACACAACTTTGGTAGGTAGGAGAATGATGAATTGCCTATGAAATATCCCTTGTACGCATTGTCATTAACGCACGTTGTTAGCAGCATACTCCCAGTCTTCACATCAGTATCGTTCAAACGCAAGTCAATGCATGAAGCATTGAACTTGATTTTTTCCAAATCTCCATAGTTATCGTTGATAGACTTGTCGTATTTCAATACTCCATCACCATTAAAACCATAGAACTTACCTATGTAGTTCGATGTGAATTCACCTTTCTCAAGTTCATCCTCGTAGCCAATCGTACTCTCGCCGTTAACCTTGATAAGGGATGAGTGTTCCACATCGAAGAACTTGGCCACCGTTGTCTTATCAAACTTAGCCGCCTCGCAAATGGCCTTATAGAACGCATTATACTCATTGGAGACATCATTGTTGGCATTCTCCAATGTATTGTTTACAAATGTAATGTCATCCATAATGACGACATTGCCAAAGCCACTCTTATTGTCATTCTTCATTCCACTACTGTTTACATTGCGTGGTAGGTAACTGACAGCCACAGTGTCTTGCCTTGAAGAAATCTTGCCTTGACTGAAAAACTCAAGCGTTGTGTTCAGCGACGAGAACGATATGTCTTGTATTGGGTAGAACCGTAAGCCTTTATTTTCCACAATGTATTTTTTAATCATCAAATTATCACCATTGTTTGAAAAGAGCGGGGTTCTACCCCAAGGGCATTTTCCGTCTTTGTTGTCGGAGGTGACTTTTTTTATAATGGAATCTGGCGTAATCACATCATCGTTCCTAAGCATCTGCAAGAAGTTTTTGTTTGTGATTGGCGTACTATCACAGAAATTATCAGCCTCTACCCTTGCAATTGCCCCTATATCCATCTTGTCTTTATAATGGGAAACAAAACTAGAGACAGAAAGGATGTCAAACATTCGTAGCATTACTTTTCCGAAGAAATGGTACCCTTCCATAGTATCGTTCGAAATTTCGTTTTGTGGACCGTATATCGGGAGTTTCGTGAACAAATCAAATGGTGTTAGAGGATACTTAACCATTGTTTCCGTTTCACCTCTTGGCGAATCACTGCCACCACCATTTTGCATACCTAAAAAGGTGTCCAAGTCTTTCCTCAATGAATTTATTTTCTCAATTCCGTTGAAGAAACCATCAATGAAATCGACCTCTGTAAACGGTACCGTTCCTGAATTGAACTCTCCAACCCAAGTGTCCTCAACCTTGGTAATGTTGTCCTCGCCGACAATGTTCTTTGTAACTCTTGGGAAAGGTGGTACGCTCTTATCTTTCGCATTAACATCCGTACAATTACCGTCTGGCCCAATCGTAACACCAAGTTGTTCAGCAGTTCTGTTCCCACAGTTAGTGGTTACGTCGTACATCAATTTCATCATGGTTTCCAAATGAGCCATCATAATTTTGGTGAAGTTCTCGACAGATGGGAACCAGTTCATTTGCTTAAATAAGTGGTCATTTACGGATTTAAGACGTTTCTTCTGTAGTTTTTCCTTGATGTTTACATTTGAATCCGACACCAACGCACGAATCCTAGATGATATACTAGAATAATCCAACTTAATGGAATAACAACTAGTATACTGGGTCTCTCCATCATTATATATTGTACCCAATACATGTTTCTTGTGGGCAGAAATGTCATCATCAGTCGCACCACTGAAAGGGGCCTTCATGAACATATTGTTAACCGTCTCCGTCTCTGGTAAATGATTTCCATTGACGAAACCGTTAAATACTACTTCACCATTCATATTGAGAAACAATGGGTTGAAGAGCCTATTCAAGAAATAGTCGGAGAAATCGTCACTCACATTATCTAATTTCTTGAACGAAGACCCCTTCTCATTGTACTCACTTATGGCAGAATGGAGCAATACGTTCATTTCCTTGAATGCGTCGGGAAACTGCTCATATACATCAGCAAGTGAATTTGGAGAACCAGATGTAGCCAATATGACTATCCTAGAGTATTCAGTTTCATTGGTACTATTGTCTTTCTCATACAAAAAGCAATAATCCTTGCCATAACGTTCAACACAGATGTTGAACAACGTCCTATACCAAGTTTCACATTGGGTCTTGATTTCCCTTAATTCACTTATTTCAGCCTCATGGTACACTTCCTCTTCGTCCAAATATGTGGCCGATGGTATTGAATCTTTCTTCAAGAGTTGAATGTTCTCGTAGATTTGGTACAATGTCGGCATTGGGACGTTGTCCGTCTTTTCTCTGTTCGGAAGTACGAACCTACCACAATTAATTTGCTCAACCCAATATTTGTTGAAATCACCAGATTTCCCACCATAGTCCGAGTAAGGTGCCGCAAGCAATGCATCCATGCTAACATCAGTCAAGAATGAATAGCCATAGCCTATGAACCTAGTATTGACCTCAAAATCACCACTATTCGAGTTGAAATTGGTTTCAAACTTGTCACACAGCATCTCATACGTAACTGGCTTTCCATAAAACCCCTTGATTGTTATCGTGAACCTAGGCATCGGAACCCTAAAAAAACATTGGAAAAATGATTGGGCAACATTATCAGAGTTAATTCCCTTTATACCTTGATATGAGTTCGTCCGACTCAATTCGGTCGGTTGAAACAATGAAAGACCCCTAACATCAGTGAACTTGATGGAAATAATAGGGACACACGACTTCTCATACTCTATGTCGATTGACTTTAAGCCAATCATCTCAGTGGTCCCATAATCTATCAAGTCACCGACATACATATCGGCATAGTTAGTCGTCAAAAAAGGAATTTGGGTGTCCTCAGAATTTCCGCACTTTATCTTTGTGCCGCCCATGAAGTTAACGGTGTCGCCAGAGCCGTTTTGCTGCGTCTTATATGACATGATTAGCACACTGCTAGTTATTGTATCGTCAGCAGACAAGTTCTCCCTACTGCAAACCTCAACCTCAAGGTTCAAGGTTATACAGTAATCCTCAAGCCTAGGCGCACGTTCGTAGTCGTCGGCAACCTTCCACGACACAATCCCATTATTTGAGTCGTTCGTGCTTGCAACCGACGTTAAGTTCGGTTCAACATAATTAACACTAGAATGGTGACCCATAACATTATCACGTATTTAAACCGTATAATTTATCATATTTCTGGACATTTGTCTCATAACCTTGTATCGCATTATCCAAAGGGTATGGTATCCTAAGCCTAGTGCCGTTTTTTATGCGGAACTCAAGCGATGGTACATGCGGATTCGCTTGGAGAATCAACCAATCATAGTTTGCATCCCCATAATATTGGTACGATAACAAGTCCAACCTTGTCTTTCCAACTTCATAATAAACATAGAAGTCACTGTTTGACGTAGGTACCTTTATCAAAGGTATCTTGGTGTATGTACCGTCTGATATGAATGATTTGTATCTATTATATGCTGTCATATTTGTATATCTCTCCGTTAGTTCCTTGGTTCAAATTAGTGGTTCTGCCGTTAAACTCGGTTGTTGTTGGTCGCTCAGAGCCGACAACAGCTTGCAATTTAGGTGGGACCTCTCCCCTGTAAAGCATATCTGGATATGAGAATGGCTTGAACTTTATTTCCTTACCACTTCCATTGGATTCGTATTCCACCATCTCAGCCCTATTATCATAAACACTAGTGTTGGCATAGTAGTTGAAGGAAACCGCATTTTGAAGCCTAGAAATAGGACCGCTCAAATCACTACCACCTAAGAATACGAAGTTCAGATTCACCTTTGCAAACATCGGCATCACCCCAATACCCTCAGGGTTCAAGTCCCATTGCGGCGTTTCGTATTGTATGCTCACGCTGTTAATAATGATTCTCGTATAGTAGAAATCACCAATCCTCAACACACATACTGGAGGTCTACCAAACGCCAAATTATATGCAGTTGTGTTCACTTGATTGTCGGAGCCTCCGACCGTAGAACCTTGCCTAGTACATTGATGCAGAAACGTGAGCCTTGCATTAAAACCCTCTGGTGAAATAGAGTGGAACGCTGGGTCAAAATATTTTATCTTATCCGTGATTAAATTGTGCAAGAATGGGTCCTCTTTTTCCAACAATTCAAAAAACTCGCCCTCATTGTCATAACGTTCGACGACGCCAGTGTTAATGCCAATCGTGGCGCCACTGTCTCTCTCAATGTAGTAGTCGTCAGAATACCAACCGTTCGAATCTGGTTTAGCATACTCACCATCACCCTTTAATTGATTTGAGAACTCCGTAGCACTTTCATCTGGAGTGCTCTGATATGTTAATGTACCATCTTTATCATAACGGATGTTTGATGAAATTTTTTGGGCAATGTTAACTTGTGAGTTTGATTCGCCCTTCTTTTCAATCGGAGTCTTATCAACCCTGTTAATTATCTCGTCACTTCCATCAACCTTTTGGAATTTCGTGTCCTCGGCAAAAGTTGCATTTTCACTCCCTATCTCCTCGTACTTGATTATAACCGAAGCGCTACGCCACATCTTAACCGTTAACTCGTCATTATTACCTTTGTCAACATTGTTTTTTTGGCTTTGCTTTTTTATCTCAACCTTTGCGTTTCCTATATTTGGGAAGTTTTTCCCATTCATCCACGCCTTAAAAGTGAGCGCTCGGTTCTTAGACAATGTATCATTCGTCCTCGTTCTACCTTGGAATGACGCATGTCCTTGGAATTCAATATCAGTGACCTTATACTTGTCTTTGTTATTAATAATAGCCTTGACAAGCGCAACGTTGTCAGCATTAACGTTGTCGTCTCCAACAATACCCCTCTTCTCATCCCCCTCTAAGGCGACAAACATGTCGGCAAAACTGATTAGCGTTACATCTCCATTGACATCATTCAAACCAAAATCCTTTGCAATTTCGCTTCCATTCAATATGGTGTAACCGTTTCCGTTTAGTCGAGACGAATGTGAATCCAAATAACTCTCTACGTTCGATAAATCATCGTTTTCATAGGCTTTGTCAACACGATAGTACCAACGCTTACGATACCAAAGATGGCCTTTTCCAGTTAAGTTTGACTTGGTTTTTGCGCCATCCATTGACATGGCCCCAGAACCGACCATTTTGGCGAGTGTGTATTTTTCCCCACCATAACTGACACTTATTGCGTCCCCTTCTTTATTCGTTAAGAACTGCGCCTTCTTTTCGCTTGTTATTGGGTCTGCATAGGATTTCTTAACGACCTCATAATCAGGTCTTAGTGGTTCAACAAACTGAGTAGGCAACGAAATTCCGACATTATTACCTCGCAATTCATAGCCACCAATCCTCCCCACAAGCGTCGGTATGGTGTCAATTTGTGTCTTTATGTCCACGGCATCCAAATTCTTCCTAGTATTGCTACTTCCGCATTTCGGACACACTAATGGTTTCGGGCTTTTTCCCCTTTTAACACCGACAAGCGTTGCCTTAAGTTCCTCCTCACTCGGAAACCACTCATTTCCGCAATCAAGACACCTTGATTTCTCAACATATTTCTGCGCACCGACGCCGTTCATCAAGTAATAGATGGCATTAACGTCCCCACCGCCTTGAGGTAGGTCATCAACACCACTATAGTTATTGGGGTAATACAAGACACAATGTATAAACTTTGCGCCATCACCCTTACTTTCATCAGATGCTGGCGGCGTATCCTTAACCTTAGGTTTAGGTTCTTCCTCCTTCTTGGCACGTATCCTTTTCTTATATTCTTGAGGTCGTGCGGTTAAAATGTCACATCCAGCAAAGAAACGCAATAAGGTATTTTCTTGATTTCCCTTATTATCAACACCACCAGTATTACCTGGGTCTAATCCCATTCCTTGGTTTTTCATACCATTCTTCTTGTGACCCGTCCAATAATCCAATATGGAAGGGTGGTCAATCAATAGTGTGAAAGACAAGTTTCCAGTTCTCTCAGTATCTGTATAAGTATATACTTTCTCGCCTCTTCCTATAAACTGGTTCGGATTCCAATTAACCCTAACGTCCTCACTAAACTGCAAGTCATACGGTGGGAACCACATAATTCTTCCGCCCAATGGTCCTTTCTGTTCTGGTGACAAGCCCAATGGGTCGAATTCATTCGGTATTACATTCTCACTTCTCCACGCAAGGTTCTCGATTGAGAACATGCATTTCTTGACTGTTATCCTCTCGTCAGTTTTATTTGCGAAATAATCACTTATCCTAGCCGTTGGCGCAATATTGACAAGGCCGTTCCTATAGTTCAAGACACCATACTTATCAAGGCGCTCACTTCCGCCCTTGAAACCATAGTTCTTGTTCTCTGTCGTTCTGAAACCAACAGTATTATAATTACCGCTCATTTCCAACGACTCCAAATCTACATTACTGTCTGCTTCTTTGAATGGTCTGATAGCCCTTGCTAATTTTGCATACTGGTGATGATACGTCCACACCCTACAATAAGGATTATCATATCCGTTTTCAACAGTTTCGGATAGTTTAAGAAGGTTCCTACCATGCGACATGCCATATCTATTAGTAATGGCGGTCTGCGTTATATCCTCACCGTCCTTTGAGTCCATCGAGTTGGTGTGGAACCTTGCAATCAGCGTGCGATACTTTCCATGATTGAAATTGTCATTCGTTTTTTTCAACAAATCACAAGTATCGAGAGTGTTGGCAAAACTTCTGATTGAGCCAAAGAAAACGCCGTTGTTGCCACCGCTACCGTCCTCCACGCTGTTACGGCTATCAATCACCTTGTTGTTCGTGTAATCGTCGTCAGATTCGGCATATGACACCAACTCACCTACGCCCCCCTTAAGTACCGATGTGGTGTTGAATGTCATATTTGGCATCCATCTTTCCAACAAGTTCATTGGGTCCTCATATGGGTTGGCAAACCTAACCGTTGGCTTCTCCTTATAGAAGGTGAACTTTGGGCACATGTAGTTGTAATTGACTACGTTGACGCCCATGTTGTAATTCCTACGAACATGGTCGAATATAAAGACGTAATCTTTACCCAATAGGCTGACTGGTTCACGCCCAAGCGCTTGAACCACAAGCATGATGTCCTCATACGAGTTCGCCATACCAATAGACCTTGATATGAAATCGCTGTTGTTAAGCAAGTCCGCCGTAGCGTTTTTTATCGCTGACGGAATGGATTTGAAGTATCTTTCAACAGACGAACCAATATTTTTTATATTGCTTGCCATAATTACCTAATAAAATATAGTATTCAAAAGACGTTTTTAAAGGCTTAACTCCTTCTGCCCCATATAGTCGTAGGATGTGTGTTTCCCCTTAATGTCGATACGTCGTTCATTACCCTACCGTTGTTGATGTCGGCGTTAATCGAGTCCTTAATCATTGTCTTCAAGGAAGAAACAAATGCATGGTCGTCCAATAGCGCCTTGACGTCTAAGTTCTTGATGTAGTTTCCAGCATCAAGTCTGATTGTCCCATCTATCTTGACGTTGAAGTCTTTGACTGTTACTGTATTACCGTTTACGCTATATGTCTCGCTTGACTTTGGAACATAGATATATTCCTTCTCCCCGATTGGCTTGGCCTTGACGTCATTTTTAGGTTTGAACAAACTTGCGGCACCATTGGTCACATCACTAACCACGCTTCGAACACCACCATAGACGTCCTTCACTAAAGTTTTTGCCCCATTGTAGGTTGCAGATATTGCACCCTTGGCAACTGACCCAATAGCCGACATCGCCTTTGAATATGTCTCAATGGCACCGTTTGCCACCTTACCAACTGCGCCAATGACATCGCTACCGACAGTTTTTATTCCACCCCAAACGTTGCTAGCTACATTTTTCATGCCATCCCAAGTATCACTAGCCACATTTCGTATGCCGCTCCACACATCACTTGCAACTGATGAGATGCCACCCCACACGGCACTAGCCGCGTTTGCAACGCCACCCCACACGGCTGAAGCAGCGCTTGTCGCCACATCCCAAGATGCCCTTGCAAAATCCTTTGTAGCATTCCAAGTACTACTTGCGATTTCAGTAACCGTATCCCAATGCTTACCTATGAAACCACCAACCTTATCACCCAAGAAACCTCCAATAACGGCTCCTATAGGCCCTCCAATCGCAGTACCTAGGGCTGTACCAATACCAGCACCAATGGCACCACCTACGCCTTCATTTTTCTCTATCCTTGCTTGATTGACTTCTGCTTCATACTCTTGTTTGGATATTGCGCCACTCCCAAGCATGTTTTGCAGTTCGTTTTTCTTGTCAGAATAGTCACTTATGCTTGAAACTCCTTGGGAGAGAGACAACGCAACACCAATGCCGCCTCCAACTTTAGCAACTCGTCCTAAACTTCCCGCATTTTTTAAAGCACCGCTAAAAGACTTCATCCTACCTAATCCGCTAGCACGATTCTGCCCATAAGCACTTTTCACCGATTGAAAACGACTAACGCCGCTAACGTTTTTTAACTTACTACCGAAACTTTTTGTAGGCGTTGGCGACGCTGGTCTTGGACTACTAGTAGCAGTTGATGTTGGACGCGCATTAGATGGCGCCACCCCACTCGGCGTTGACGCACTTGGACTAGCACTAGGCCTTCCCTTGAAGAAGTTAGATATTGTCTTCCCGAAATCAAAGACGGTTTTTCCGACTTGCCAAATCTGCTTACCGAGCCATAAACCGCCCAAAACGCCTAATGCCGTAACTATTAAGCCACCATATTCGCTAATTTTTTTCATCACGTCAATGAACGACTTTATGCCTTCTTTGGCGTCTTTAGCGAAGGCAACGACCTTCTCTGTTATCTGATTGCCATTCTCGTCAAACCAAGCCGAGATTTTCGGTATTGCCTTAGTAATAGCCTCTGCTATCGGAGTTAAAATATGTGGAATGGCCTCTGCCAACGGCTTCGCAATTTTCATGAAGATATTGCCAAGGTTGTCCATTTGTGGCATAAACAAGTCTAGAATTGGCTGAAGCGCTTTTGCAAATGACGCAAGTATGCTATCCCCAATTCCCTTGAGTTCTTCGTTGATGCTCGACAAGTCACGAGCTTGGCTTTCCATGAGCGCCTTTTCGTCCATCCCATCGTATTTCATCATCTCTGCAATGAGAGTCTTGTCCATTCCCTTTGATATGTCATGCTCTTGTCCACTCGAATCAGTCATCATTAACTTCCCAGTCTTGGAGTCAACATGAGACTTGTTCATGATGAAATCCCATTCATCCTCTGTATATTTCGCTCTTGCTGGCGCATACGCTCTTTCCTTGTAGTTGACCTCTGCGCTTTTTTTGGCAATGCTCATGGCTTCCTCGAATCCGATTCCCATGGCATCAGCGATGTTCTTGACGAAATCACGGTTCATACCGTTGACGTTGGCCATGCCAGTCTTCTTGTCAAATGTTGCCAACCCACTCAAGGTCTTGGTCATTCTCTCGGTAAATGCCTCTGGGTCATAATTAGCCTCATATGACATTGCAAGCGGATTTGAACCATAGACGCCAGCAGAACCACCAAGCATCTGCAAACGTGCCGAATTTTCTATCGCCTTGTCCAAGTCCATGAAATTGTTAGCGGCCCTTTCGATTGACTGCAAATTGAAGCCCAATTTTTCTGACAAGGCTGTCATTTTGATTATACCATCAACACCATTCCTAAATGACAATTTGTTGGCTAGGGTCAAGTTCTGCGCTACTTTTGCACTAAAGTTCGCGGCGTCCAAACCCCTCTTCGCGGCAGTTGCATAAGCCTTTGACACAGCACCTTGAGCCGTTGATAGCTGTCCGCCCATGTGCTGCATTATTTCGGTCATGAACGCCTTGTTAGTGGCCTCACCAACTAACTTGTTGATTTGAACCATGCGTTCAGCCTCGATGTCACCCAACATCAAGGCACGACCAGTCGCATCTGATAGGTTTTTCTGAACCGCAGCAATCTGTTCGGCGGCAACACCATACTTGCGAGCCAACACCTCAGTTCTAGCAATAAGGGTATTCGTGTAGGCTTGAGACTCCTTAAGACTCATGCCCACAGACCTTGCATAGGAAATACCCTCTTGGTGGAACTTAATCAACATCTTTGCACCGTCTTTCAATTGACTAGTGAACAAAGAAAACACTTGTGTTAGAACGCCAAATGCAAAAGATGCTAAGGTTGTAAATATACCCATTTATCCGTGTTTCTTAACAATTAAATCACTCATAAATATTATTTTTTTGTTTTTTTTTGTTAAAAAACTTGGTTGTCTGAAACATTTTCCAT